CGACCAATATTCGGGCTTTGCCCGTCATGGCGGTCTCCCCCGATTTCTCGGAGGTTTCCTTGACCAAATTTTCGATCGGAGTACTGGTCGATTGATCAATGATCCTGATATAGATGCAATCTATGCTGTTCGGCAGATTACTCTGCTGTTCAGTAAGATCCTTGCTCCTTGCTCTGATGAGCGGGTGGCAGGTGCTATACAGGGTTATATTGATTGTGAGCAGTCAGTCAAGTTATCAGATGCGGCGCTTAGCAGCACCGACCTTGAACGCTTCACGCGTTTAGGACATCTGATATTTCGGGATCTCTTTACGGCAGTAGATAGCGATATCTACTACGCGAGAGTAATCCCTAGGCATGGCCCCGGTACTACCCAGGATAAAACTCTTGGAAACAAGAAATATCGCTGGAGAACCTGGACCGACCGACTTGAACATTTGTTTCCCGCGAGGGAGCATCTATTCAGTCGTGTAGGACTATCTTTTGATGGTCCGCCTATTGGCTGGCTCGAACCCGGAGCTGAACCACCCGTTAGGGTGATTACAGTTCCTAAAACGTTGAAAACGCCTCGAATCATCGCGGTAGAACCGGTGCATATGCAATATATGCAGCAGGCTATCATGCTTGATTTCGTGAAACGTATTGAAGAGGATTACCTCTCTTCAGCGTTTATCCGATTCCTGGACCAAGAGCCTAATCAGCGCTTGGCCTGGCGTGGCTCCCTTTTGGGTGACCTCGCCACACTCGATTTGAGTGAGGCATCTGACCGCGTTTCCAATCAGCTTGTTCGGGCCTTGTTCTCTCGATTCCCTCATCTTGCAGAGGCAGTCGATGCTACAAGGACTCGTAAGGCTGACGTAGATGGCCACGGAGTTATCCGTTTGGCCAAATTCGCGTCTATGGGTTCAGCGCTTTGCTTTCCAGTAGAAAGTATGGTTTTTATGACCGTTATTTTCTGCGGGATCGAAAAGCAGCTCAATCGCCGGTTAACCCGCAAAGATATTGAATCCTTTGTGGGCTCGGTACGTACCTATGGTGACGATATCATCGTCCCCACAGGTTATGTGCGTAGCGTCGTCAGTGCACTTTCAGATTTTGGTCTGAAGGTCAATACTGGCAAGTCTTACTGGACTGGAAAGTTCAGAGAGTCTTGCGGTAAGGATTTCTATGCTGGCTTTGACATTTCAGTCGTCAAAGTCAGACGTGAACTCCCTACACGACGCGAGCAGTCTGACGAGTTAGTGTCGGCAGTTTCCCTCAGAAACCAGCTCTTTGAGTTTGGTTTCTGGAGTGCTGTCGAATTTATGGACGAAGTGATAATGGATTTGATTCCGTTCCCCTTCGTACATCCTAACTCGCCTGCGTTGGGCAGGTTCCAAGATGGACATCATCACGATGTTCACCGCTGGGACCCTCATCTGCAGCGACCCTTGGTAAAGGCCGCTGTAGTTGACGCACCTCTTCCTCTTGATGAGTTAGATGGTGTTGATGCCCTCGCAAAGGTACTTCGGCAGGCCGAACTTCAGGAGTTCCTGAAGGGCGCGTCTGAAACAGTGAAATCTCTATTCGAAATTACCACTGCAACCGACCA